GGGACTTAAATTTAGACGCGGTAGTACCGCCCAACAATCCGGTTCATTAGCATTCGGAGAACCATATGTGAATACCACATTGGGAACATTAGTAGTCGGTGGTGCTACTGGTGACATCGTATTATCAACATCAGGTACAGGAAGTACTGGAAACTTTGGAGCTATTTCAGGTTCTGGATTGGATATTACCGGAAATGCAAATATAGGTGGTAATTTAACTTTAGGTGGACAATTAACAATCGGTGATAATACTTCCGATACCGTTAATGTTGTTGCATCTTTGAGTTCTTCACTTATCCCATCTGCAGATAATGTATTTGATTTAGGTTCTCAAACTAAAATTTGGAGAGACCTTTATATTTCAACGGGTTCAATCAAAGTTGTAGCAGGTGGTACGGTATTATCATCCATTTCAACTAATTCGGATGGTTCTCAAACTTTCCCCAATGGTTTATACTCTCAAGCAAATATACAAATTGGAGATGGTTCATATCTAAACGCTGGTAAATTCCAAGTTGGTAGAAGAGGAGATAGTCCTGACCAAAACGTTGTTTTAGGTATTGATATAATGCCATCTTTGACAAGTGGTGTAGGTAATGTGGGTCTTGGTAGAGGTTCATTGTATAAATTAACAACTGGTACATCTAATATAGCCGTTGGTGACCAAGCTGGATATGGTATAAGTGGTAGTAATAGTCAAAATATTGCAATAGGATATGGTACTGCATTTAATATGACTGGTTCAAATGTGAGTCAGAACGTATTTTTAGGAACTAATGCGGGTACTTATCTGAATAATGGTATTTACAATACTGCAATTGGTGGTAATGCATTATTAGGTAGTATTGATTCTAATGATACCCCAACTAAAAGTACAGCATTAGGATATTCCGCAGGTGCATATTTAACAGGTAATAGTACAAACAACCTTTTATTAGGTGCAAATGCAGGCCCTAATTCAAATACTACGGAAAGTTATAAATTCTATGTAAGTAATGGTGATACTGGCCAACAAGCATTTATGCTTGGTAATATGGCAAATGATAGCAGAACATTATCTATCAATGCAGCAACAACTATAAGTGGTTCTGCGATTATTACGAATGATTTAGATTTGTACGGAAATAATATTAATTTATATCACAACGGTACAACTATAATAAGTGGTTCTACTATTCAATTTACATATGCAGATTTTAACTTGAATGGACTTAGACCACCTACACTTGGACAGGGTTTAGCATTGGATTGGAGATATGGTGGAGTACCAACAGGAAGTGCAGGTGGTGCTTCGGTAGATTGGGTAATTGGTGGAACCGGTGTATCAAATCATACAATGTTGAGTGGTCATCCAAACGGACTTAATGTTAATATAGCTCCTCAAACAGGTGGTACACTTTATCACGATTTATTATTCCCAAATAATACAGGTTCGGATTATCCAGGATACCAATACACATTCCCATCGGCAAATGGTACCATTGCTTTAACAACGGATTTAAGTTCAGGAGCAACTTCGATAACCGCTTTAAATTCATTCAGTTCTTCGGCCTTGGGTAGATTAACTGCATTAGAAGTTGAAACCAGTAATTTAGAAACATTCACTGCAAGTTTAAGTACTACATCAAATGTAAGATTTGGTTCAATCGGAGTTGGTATGAATGCAAGTGGAACATCTGGTAGAATTGATGCAGCAAATGATGTTGTAGCATTCTCTACTTCGGATATCCGTTTAAAAGAAAATATCAAACCAATTGAAAACGCTTTAGATAAGATTTCTAAGATTAGTGGTAACACATATGATTGGAAAGTAGAATTAAAAGATGTTCATGGATACGAAGGAAATGATGTAGGTGTAATTGCACAAGAAGTTGAAGCAGTATTACCACAATTAGTACAAGATAGAGATAATGGATATAAGGCAGTTAAATACGACAAATTAGTTGCATTATTAATCGAAGGTATTAAAGAGCAACAACAAAATATAGATAATTTAACAATTCAGGTAGAAGAGTTAAAAAAGCAAAAAGGTTTATAATTTAATGTATGATGTTTACTACACCACCGCTGGAGGACCTTGGTTTAACAGTGGTGCTGATATATGGGTAACTGAATGGATAAAAGAAGTGGCACCACACTTAGAGGTGAAGCCACTTCTTCTTTTCCATAGAAAGAAACCTGTTAATTACGAAGAATTTCCAATTGATATTGAGCATATTTGGGAAACCAATGAAGCAGAAATTGATAGAATCTTAAAGGGTGCTAGAAAAATACATATACTTCATGGTCATTACACACCTACGACCGCTATTCATAATAATTTAGAAAGAATTGATTCAATCGTTTTTCACAATTTAACAAAAGTGTCTTTAATGGCACAAATGGAAAAGAGTGAATACTTACATTGGTATGGTAATTGGGAATATGAAAATGAATTAATTAATAAAATAAAAAATAAAATTTGGGTAGGTTTATATCATTTTCCATATGAAACTGAAAATTTACATCATATTCCAAATTGTTATGAGTTTATAGAAAATAAACAATTAATAGATTCGTTTAATGTAGGATTTGCAGCAAGAGCAGAAGGTAGAAAAAATCCAGAATATATGGATAGTTTACCGAGTTTTATTTCTACGAATTCAGAAACATTTAACAAATATTATAAAAAAAAATACGGATATAAATTTGAAAAATCAAAAATATATAAATTTGATTTCAAATTCAAAAATAGATTTTATGGACTTGATTGGGGGATATCTCATTCTTGTTTTGAATATGAACCATTTGGATATGGAATTTTTGAAGCAGTGGATTGGGGTAAACTTCCGATACTACATGAAAAATGGCACGTTCCTCTTGATTACAAATATAAAGCAGATAGTGCCGAATCATTTAAACAAACATATGAAACAATTTGTAAAGATGATTATGAAACCCGTAAAAACGAATTCAATAAATTAAAAAATTGGATGATAACCAATTTTTCTAATAAAGAAATGTGGAAACAAAAACTTTTAAATATTTATAACATATAACAACAATATTATGGCAAGAACAAATTTATCATTAGGAAATTTATTTAGAGCAGTTAGTGGTTCGGTGAGAACCGGTGATGTTTCTTTAGGTGGATTAAATGGAGGCATATCCAACACAAATATGCAGGGATTTTCATTTGATTCCGTAACAGTAACTCCACCAACTTTTACATATATTGTAGAAAGTACAAGCGAAAACGCATTCTTTTCATTTGGAACATCGGGTTCATTTGTAGCTACCAAAGTGGCAACACAAACAAATAACTTTACTTGTTCTTTTAATAATGCAAACTTTACAGTAGGTGCAGCAACTTTGGGAACATATCCAACTTTTCCAATTACTCCTGCAGCAATTAATGCATCTAACTATTCCGAAGCACAATCTACATTGACAATGGGATATGCAGATGGTTTTAATTTAGCTGCAAGTAACTATGGTGTTGCAAGTACCAAAATTTTATACGCAGTAGATGTTTATAATACAATTAACCAACCAGATTTTTGTTTATTATTTGGTACACAAATAGAATTGGCAAATGGTACAATGGTAAATGTTGAAGATTTGAACGTTGGTGATGAAATTAAATCTTGGGTGCCAGCAGGTTTACCAGATGAATCACAAGACCCGGAGAGTGACCAAGTTGAATGGAGATTTTATCATTCAGAAACTTTATCAGGTTCAGCACAAAACGTAACAGTTAGTGATTTAACTTTTAACTTTGCAGAAGGATATTTTTCTTTAAATGATGGTTTAATAAAATCAACCGAAACTCACCCTCTATATGTTTGGGATAATGAGATTTCAAAATATAAATTTAAGAATGTAGGTGATATATTGCCTGGAGATAGATTGGTAATGCAAGATGAAACTGAAGTGGAAGTTACTAATATTGAAATTGTAAAAGCAGATGTTGAGATTGTAACTGTAAATGTGGAAAATGCCGATGTATATATTTCAAATGGTTTAATTTCACATAATAAAGGTACAACAACTCAACCATCGATTCCTGCAAGTGGATTAAGATTATATACCGACCCATCTAAGGCATCATCAACAAATGGTACAGCAACAACGGATTGGTTAGACTTATCAGGATATAACACAGGTGTAAGACCTGCAGGTGTTACAAATGCAGCAGGTATTACAGGTGGTAACCCATCTTATAATAATGGTGCAAGTAGAAAAGAAAAATATTGGGCAGGAAATGGTACAAATCAATTCTGGTATAAAGATACTACCACAAATATTAATGGTGGTTTATCTCAATTTAATACTAATACCGGTACAATTCATATGTGGGTAAGACCTACAACAACATTAGGTGTTGCATCAAGACATATTTTTGACTACGCTGGTTTTTATGGTTTGGCAATTGAATCAACAGATAGTTCTACTTTAAATAGAGTAAAATTCTATGGTAGTACATTAGGAAATAGTACACAATTAACGACATCATTATCATCAAATGTTTGGTATATGATTTCAGCAACATTCCAACCATCAGGAACTGTAACAGTTTATGTAGATAAAACATCAGTAGGAACATTTACCGCATCAGCATTTACGGCACCATCATCTACAAACTTTTTAACAATTGGTAGTAATAGTGCAAGAACAACATTCTGGAACGGACAAATTGGACCTGTATTATTCTATAACACATTACAATCAGCGGCATCAGTAGGACAAGTATATGATTATTTCTCACCAACATACAAATAAGATTTTGTTGTTTTGAGATAAAAGACTATATTTATATAAGATATAAACTAACTTTATAAATTAAACATAACATGGCAGAAAAATTAGTATCGGCAGGTGTTTTTACAAGAGAAAACGACCTTTCATTTTTACAACAAGGTGTAGCAGATATAGGTGCAGCATTCATTGGCCCTTTCTTAGAAGGCCCTGCAGTTCCAACAATCGTAAATTCACAAGCTGAATTCGAACAATTATTTGGAGCAGCTGATGGAACATATTATACTCCATTGGCAGTACAAAATTATTTAAGAGAAGCAGGAACTGCAACTATTTGTAGAGTAGCTGGTGTTGGTGGATATACTGCATACAATCCTTTACTATTAACAGTAGCTTCTTCGTCCGTATCCGCTTCGGTTGGTATTTTATTCCCAACGGATAAAAATACATTAACAACTGGATTGAGTGGTTCAGCCGCAACTACTGTAACTGGTAGTTTAGGAAGTGGAGATTTTACAATCTTTATTACAGGTTCAACTAATTTTAGTGGAACATCTTCATTGGATAATTCTGATGTAAATGATATTGAATCTACATTTGGTACATCTCCATTAGGTTCTAAAGGTGCATATGTATATGGTTTCTTTAAAAATCATAACGTTCCATTTGTAGGAGCTACATCATCTTCTTTAACAATATTGGATGACCAATTATTTACATTTGATGCACAAGAAGCATTGACTCCAATGATTAAATCTCAAACTATTTCTGGTGACAGATTTGATTTATTCCAATTTGAAACATTGGGTGTTGGTAATTCTGTAAATACAAAAGTAAAAATAGGTATTTCAAATATTAAAGAAGCTGGTTCGGTAAACGGAACAGATTATGGTACATTTACCGTTGTAGTAAGAGATTTTAATGATACAAATAAGAAAAAAGTAGTATTAGAAACTTTCTCTAATGTAAACTTAGACCCTAATTCACCAAACTTTATAGCTAGAGTA